TTACAGTTTTTTGATCTTCGAGAGAGCCACTTGCAGCGCGTGAGTGGCTCGTTTGCCTTGTGGGCTTTCGAGGTTGATACCTTCGATCACGGCCTCAATCGTTGCTGCCGTTGGATCTTCATTTACAGCGCTCGCGAGTGCGGCCCTGTCCGGGGGGCTGCAGTAGCGCTTTCCCGCCTTCCACATAGAGATGTGGGTGTTTGGTACACCTACCGCTTCTGCTAAGGCACCATAGCTTCCGTAAATCGTTTTACCTTTTTCGATAAGAACGCTTAGCTGGCTCATGTGTTACCTCAGGTGATAAAGTGCAAGTTATCAGATACGGTAATTTAAACCGTTTCCGGTAACTACATTCTGCCACTTGGAGCCGCCATGCACCAGCCCTCTCTTCTCGATTGCGCGCCCTCAACCGTTGAGGCCACTACTCAAGCTATGGCGGCTCCTGTGGTGGCTGGTTCGGGGGCGCGCTCCATTGGCCGTCCCGCCGTGCATGCAGATGCTGCCGCCCGCGTCCGTGCCTTCCGCGCCAGCCGTGCCCGTATCGACTACACCGACAAGCCTGAAATTGCCCGGACGCTCGACGGCATAGCCGACCAGCTCGGCTGCTCGCGCAACGAGCTGATGCAGTCGATCACGCGCTTTGCGCTGACCAATCGCAACTGGAAGCAAGTCGGCTTGTACGGCGCCAAGGGGCTGCAATGAGCGCCAACGACAAGCACCACGAAACGTGGTTCGACAAGCTCGCCTATCGCGCCCTTGGTGTCGCGGGGTTTTGCTTTGTACTGGCAATGGGTGGCGGTCTCGTCTATGGCTGGTGGAACTGGTTGTTGACCTCGCCGCCGCTGGAAATGTCTTGCCCGGAGCGCACGCGATGACCGCCGACGAACAGCGCGAGCTGCGGCGCCGCGCGCAGGCCATCCTGCATGCGCCTATTCCATCCAGTATTCGCAATGGTTCGGCCCAATCTGCCGCCGAGTTCAAGGACTCCTGTGCGGTTGTACTGGCCTTTGTGCAGCGTGGCACGCAGCAGGAGAAAGCCAAGCTCGCCATCCTTCGCCTTGAAGGCGTACAGGGGCGGCGATGAATCCCGCCACTCAATCCGGCGCGCCATTCCTCTCGGCTTTCGATGCAGCGCAGCGCGTCTTACGTGCCTTCGCCTTCGCGCATCCCCTACTGCAAAGCCAATCGCCGCAGCGCAGCGAGGACGCGGCATCGCCCGAACAGCCGCAGCTTACGTGCCCCGGTCCATGCGCCGCAGAGCAGGAGAGCGAAGGCGGATGCCTTCTCCAGTGCCTGTACTTGGCCGATCGCTGCGATCGCAACTGCGCGGGCTGTTCCGTGACCGCGACAGCGGCGGCGGGGACCCGCTTGCGGGGTGGGGCCGCCGCGCAGCGGGAGCGGCAGTGCGCGAGGACCCCCGATGGTAATCACGGGGAGAGTAATTCGACCGGAGGGGAGTCGGCATGACGAGAGTTGCAGCGAAGAACGCATTGGTCCTTGATGGCAACACCGTCAAGCTCCGTTTGCTGGCCGAACGCCAGTCCAGAAAAGCCATGGTCCACATCGACTGGCTGCGCTTCACCGTCCAGCTGCGCAATGCGCCGCCCTTCCTCACTGACAAGCGCACAGAGTCCACCAGCGTGTGGGACGAAGGCTATCGGCTCAACAAGCTGTTGACCCTTCTCAACGAGCTGCCCGACTGCGAGCGCAGTCCTGCAGGGCAGGCTTCGGACCTTGCGGACAAAGTCTGTATGGCCCTCGGCTTTGAATTCACGCGCGGCGGTGAGCTGCTCAAGGGCCATGACTTCTACAAGCGTCGTTGGTCCATCCAGCGCAATGGCGCGGAGGTGGGTTGGGTCGGCTTCGGTGCGTCCTCCGACAGCCCGCGCCAGCGTAGTCAAGCCGAGACGATGCACGTCAACCTCTACGGCCTCGCCTGCACCTTCGCAGAGCATGGGTGGAACGAGCGCATGGCCCGCATCGTCGATGACCTCGATGCAAAGATCACGCGCGCAGACCTTGCGCTCGACTTCTTCGACGGCTTCTCAGGCGGCATGGAGCGCGTGAGCGAAGAGTACAAAGCGGGCCTTTGCGACGTGCACGGCCAGCGTCCCAAGATGCGCGATATCAACTGGCTCAAGGGCCGTTCGCGCTCGCTCTACCTCGGCTCCAAAGAGGCAGGCAAGGAAACCAACATCTACGAAAAGGGCGATCAGCTCTTTGGTGAAGACGCCAACAGCCCATGGGTGCGTTTCGAGCTGCGCTATGGCAACAAGCTGCGCTATCTCGACAGCGACATTCTCCGCCGCCCGTCCGACTTCTTCGCAGGGGCCAGCGACTGGCATGCAGCCATCTTGCGCGAGGCAGGAGAGACAGCCGCGCCGCAATCAGTTCCGACGACACCCAAGGCCGCGCTGATGAGTGTCAAGGCCGAGTGTGTGCGCAACGCACGTTGGGCCATGGAAACGGCAGCACCAACGATTGCCACGCTTTTCCAGTACCTCGATGAAGACCAGTTCCTCGAACTGGTGACCGCCAAGAAGCTGCCCAAGCGCCTGCAAACCTTCTCGAAGTCCGACCTGCAAGAGGCGTTCGGCGAAGCCTTCAACCAATACGTGGTTCCGCGATCTGGCCCAGTCGCGCAGAGCCTTCATTAAACCGGGCTCGGAGAAAACATCATGAAGTTCAACAGCGAAGTCATCGTCCATGCAGTCAAGGAATCGTCCGGCACCTATGAAGGCCGCGACTTCAGCAGCTGCACCTTTCACTGCGAGGTGGACCTCAAGGAAAACGGCGCAGGCCGCTCCATCGGTCGCGTGACGCGTCCCTTCAAGCTCGGCGATGCCAAGGAATTCGACAAGTGGGCGCACCTGGGCAACTCGCTGCCGATCAAGGCCAATGCCGTCTTCGAAATGGCCGCAGGCCGCGAGGACAGCGCAAAGCTCACGCTCGTGGAAATCAAGCCGGTCGAGCGCGTGGCGGCTGCGAAGGCTCCGGCCTAACTCCAATGCGGCTCATTGTCCAGAGCTTGGCAACGGGGCGCTTTCTCGCGCCGTCGCCCTCTGACGGCCAGCCTGAATGGGTGCGGTCGCTGGCGCAGGCCGGGGGCGGTGTTGTCGATGACGCAGAGCGCGCCACACAACTCGTTCACGACTGGGCCGACTTGGATGACGAACCGGTGATTGTGGACCTCGATGTGCTCGGCACAGCCAAGGACACCGATGACCACCATTCGCAATTCGTTGCCGGTAACGGCGAAAGGGGAGGCTGATGCCAGCGCTGTTCGGCTTCCTCGCAGGCATCGGTGTCTGCGCCTTGATCTGGATCGATGGCGAACGCGCAGAGCGCCGCTACCGCGTCCAGTGTGCACGCCGTCGCGATCACAGCCGAGTCCCGGCGATCAAGTGATGTGGCGGTACTTCTTCCGGCGAGCCGTAGGCGCGGTGGCATCGCGGCTCGTCGGGTTTCTGTTCAACCTGTTCAGGAGATAGCCATGTGCGATGAGGAGGTGTCTGACGGATTCGCCTGTGATGGGTGTGGGGACGATATCTCGGAGGAGGTTCGGGAGGCGGCATTCGAAGGGCAGATTCCGTGCCCCCATTGCGGCCACGTGAACGACTTCGATGCTTTGCCTTTTTAGGAGATAGCTGTGGCGCTCTGTTGTCCTGAATGCGATAGCTCCGAGGTGCAGGGGCATGAAGACGAATCGTACGACGCCATTGGCGTCTTGCAGTGTCAGTGCTGCGGCTTCGCCGGGCTCGCCGACGACTTCGCGGGCGAAAGCGAAGACAACTCTTTTTGATCAGGAGATAGCTATGGAAGACGATTTTGATCCTCTGGCGGATTGCCCCGAATGCGGAGCCGAGCACGGCTATTCGGAGTGGGAGGTGGCCGAGGGTCGAGACGATGCGGTTTGTTGCCCGTCGTGTGGCGCTGCCGTTGCGGTGGATGACCTGTACCCGCTCGCGTGATGCGCTTCCTGACCTGCGCCGTCGATACGACGCCATGCCCGTTGGAGAGCCAGCAATGGCTCCCCATGGGCGAAGCATTCGACTTCGCCAGCTTCGGCATCACGCCCGAGCTGTTCGCCAAGGTCTATGCCTTCGGCTTCGGCGCGATCTTCACGGCCTTCTGCATCGGGTGGGTGCTCGGCATCGTCGTCGCGCTCATCCGCAAAGCATGAGTCCCCAGCGTAGACGGCTGCATGCAGTCGTCTCCGGTGTGCGATTCCCGTTCACCACTTCATCAACTTTGAAAGGAAAGATCATGAACAAGATCAAGCAACTCATCGCCCGCGGCTACACCAAAGCCGTGCTGCTTCCCGCAACCCTGTTGGTCGCTGCCGGTTCGGCCAGTGCGCAGACCACCAGCAGCGGCCTCGACCAGTTCTTCGACGCCATCGACCTCTCGGGCGTGAATGCAAAGGTCGTGGCCGCTGGCCTGCTGATCGTCGGCATCGCGCTGGTCTTCAAGGGTCCGGACCTCGCCAAGCGCGTCATCCGCAAGGTCTGAGCGATGACCACCGGCGCCCTCATCGCTCTGTTCTGGGGTCTTGTCCTCATGCTCGGCGCGATGAGCGGCGCCGCCTTCGTTGCTGGTTTCAAGGCGTCGCTATGAACTGGCTCCAAGGTATCTTGATCGGCCTGCTGATCGCGTGGGCGGGTGCGCAAGATGTGCATGCGGCTGGCCGAGGCATCGACCGAGCCACCGGGCAGGCCCTCTGGGATGCCGCCGTCAAGGGGCGAACGACAACCATTGGCTCCAACGGTGCAATGAAAGTCATCAGCCCTGCTGGCACGAGTTCCACCGTGGCTGGCGGGGCGACAAAGGTCACCGGTAGCGGCACGGTCCCTGTTGCCGAAAAGCAGGTGCCTGTCGGCTTCACGGGCGAGGTTGCCAAAGAAGCCATCGTCGGCGGTCTGCTGGGCTGCGCGCGGGGTGGC